ATAATGAAAAATATATTCTACTGAAGTTTTTATTCCCAATGTTTGCGGTCCTCTTCAGTATCAAATCCATACCGATATTCTTGTAGTTCTTCGGTAGTCATATCGACTGCTTCGACCCGAACCCCCTTACCAGTTCCTTCAGGCCACCAATGAGGATCATACCGACGACCGTAATACCGGTCAGCACTGCCGCGATCTTGTGGTGATCCGTGTTCTGCTATTTGATTTGATTCTTTAGAAACGATAGTCATTCATTCTCCTTTTGCTTCCCGCGCTTTTTTCATCCGTTCATAACCAACGATCCATTCATCAGGCATCTTGATTTTCGGAGTAGGAACTTTGAGTTTCACTTTCTTGTTCTTGAATTCCGACTTGAGTTCCTTGGCGAGATTGGGTCCCATGAACCGGGAAACTAGTTTCAGCAAGCATTCAACAAACGAACCATCGTGGTGCATATAACCAGCACTATGAGCAAGTTCGTGAAGCAAAGTGTATTCGTTGAAACCAACCTCAGGGTTCAGTTCGATTATGCCGTTCCAATAAGCGCGACCGGCAAGACGTGAACCAATCTTCCGAGCGCGAACTTCAAGAGTCCGAATATCATTTCCGATAGGACCTTTGACTTTCTGCCATGTTGCCGACTTCACGACTTTGTTGGCATAAGCAATCGCTTCTTTGATTGACGAAAACCTGTGAATGGATTCGAAGTTCTTACGCTCAAACGACCATTCGGCTCTGTAGACTTTCGACCGTTGAGAATCGGTATGCGCGGTCTTGCCTTTATTAGAAAGGGCAAGTTTGTTCTTCATCTTACCTAGATAGTTGAGATACGCACGAATCGTATCGTGATCCCAACCATAGTCGGCTTTCAACCGAGAAACGAGTTCTTTCTGTTCGGCGGTGTAGACGAGCATTAGAAGTCTCCCCAGTTCATTTTCATTCCTACGTTCATTTCTGCGTTCCGCCGAGCAGCGTCAAAACTAACAAACGGACCAGCAGAGGTGAAATCATCATCCAACCGACCTTTCGGAGTGAAGACCATATAACCTTGGAAGGTCTTATGGATCATAACCGGTTTCAGAGAGTTAGTCGATTCATTGTATTCATTGAAGGTCATCATGCTCATGGTGATTCTCTCTTTCTCTCTCTTACATACTTAATATAAGCATTGCGAGACCAAATGTCAAGAGGGTGAAGGAACTTTTTTTACATCATAATCTGATTACACGCATAACCATCCGAGTCGGCAAGGTGTAGATCAAGAATCATTTGTTCTTCTACGATATCCATGTTCTGTGATTCGATCCATGCGTGACCTTCAGCATGGTAGTAGTTCCGCCAGTACCGCTCAAGTTTGTCATTCAAACCATTGGCATGGGCAACAAGAATTTTCTTGCCGTTGATGAAGTCGTAAACTTTCAGATTCCAGTTGGACATGATTCTCTCTTTCTCTTACATACTTAATATAAGCACTCTTGAATCAAATGTCAAGAGCATCCGGGATATTTTTTCAAAAAAGATTCGAAAAGAATCACTTCCATCTCGTATGCTTCGACTTCCCAAGGAAACTCATAGTAGTTTGCGAGGTCAGAAGCAACTTCTTCGTTCCTCCACAGAACGGTATCGATATTTTCGGCCTTCATTTCGCCACGTGCATACTGCTTGACGTGAACCATTTCGTGACAAACAGTTTTGATCAGTTCATCAAAACTCAGAAACTCCGACAGTTCGATTTCAAACATGCGCTTGTCGATTTCAAGAACAGCACCGGCCGTTTCGCCCATGTCGGAACTGAATTCAACCGTAATGTCGAGAGTCCGCATCCGAGGCATTAGTTCTTCGATGCAATGATAAATGACACGCTCAGTAAGGATTTTCATCCAATCAGTGCCATTCATGATTTCTACATAGTTCATATGATTCTCTCTCTTACACTATTAATATAAGCATTCGAAAGTGATTCGTCAAGTGCTAAAAAGCATTTTTTTATAAATAGAAATAATGATTATTCGTATTATGATAACATATCAATAACTCTATAAGAGAGGTAGACTCATGGCATTATTCACTCCATCAGAATCTCCAGCGGTAACGTTCAAGGAGATCGATTTAACTGGTGTAGCACCGAATGTTCAGTCAACCACAGGCGCTTTTGTTGGCGATTTTAGTTGGGGTCCAGTGAGAGATCCTGTTCTTATTGCAAACGAAAACGAATTGGTTACTACTTTTGGCGCACCAGATTCAGATAACACTATAGATTTCCATTCGGCTGCTTACTTCCTGAAATACTCAGGCAGTCTACAGGTCGTGAGAGAAGCGACTTCAGCGGCTAAAAACGCTTATGATTCCGATGCTGCTTCAGCACCAACTGTACGGGAACGGGATCATTTTGACACTCAAGTGACCGCACTTGATAGTGACAATCATACATTTATTTCAAAATATCCGGGCGAACTCGGCAACGCAATTAAAATTGAAGTTTGCCCAGTTGACTCAGCCGGTACTGCGTTTGATGCGTGGACCTATGTGAATGAATTTGATTCGGCGCCCGGTACATCCACATACGCTTCAAATAGAAGTGCTACCAATGACGAAGCACATGTTATCGTCGTTGACAGAACTGGTAAAATGACTGGTACTGTTGGTACCATTCTCGAAAGATATCCATTCGTTTCTCTTGCTAAAAACGCAAAGAATACTGATGGTTCCACAAACTACATCAAAGATGTTATCAATGGCCGTTCACGTTACATTTGGATGGCCGGTTTTGGTAACCAATCAAAGTTTGATGCTCTTGCTGGTACTGATGCGGATTCCGGAGACAACTTCATATTCTCGGGTGGCGCTGTTCAAACATTCACCATGCAAGGTGGTGTGAACTCAGGAACTCTTACCACGTCAGAATATGCGACAGGGTTTGACGAGTTTGAAGATGTTGACAATATTCAGGTGGATTTCTTGATTGCGCCTGGTATGTCATCAAGAGCGAATCAAACAACCGTTGTCAATGATCTTATCGCGATTGCCGGATCGACTCGCAAAGACTGCGTTGTTGTAGCATCACCCGCAAGATCGGATATCGTCAATGGCGCAACTCCAGTTGCCGATGCTGTAACAACCGCGAACACATTTACGAACTCGTCGTATCTGTTCATGGATAATGCTTACTTCAAAATATACGACAAATATAATGATCAGTATATCCACATTCCGGCGGCATCATCAACTGCTGGTGTTATGGCACTATCTGATCTTTCTTCTGCTCCTTGGTTCTCACCAGCAGGCGCGAGAAGAGGTAACTATCTTGGTGTAACAGCATTGACATATTCGCCAACAAAAGCAAATAGAGACACACTCTATAAAGCAGGTATCAACCCAATCGCCAATATTCCTGGCGAAGGTCTGATGCTTTATGGTGATAAGACACATCTACGCAGACCATCCGCATTTGATAGAATCAATGTGCGCCGTCTGTTCCTTGTTCTTGAAAGATCAATCGCAATTGCCGCAAGATCGGTCATGTTTGAATTCAACGATGAATTCACCCGTGCCGAATTTGTGAACATTGTTGAACCTCTTTTAAGAGAAGTCAAAGGTCGTCGTGGTATCACTGACTTCCGCGTTGTGTGTGATGCGTCAAACAACACCGCCGCTGTTATAGATAGAAATGAGTTCGTTGCTGATATCTACATCAAGCCAGCGAGATCAATCAACTATGTCACCCTCAATTTCGTTGCTGTTCGCACTGGTGTGGATTTCAACGAAGTTGTTGGCACAGTATAATAAGGAGATAACAGATGGCTGTTTTAGGTATTGACGATTTCAAAGCAAAACTGAAGGGGGGTGGCGCACGTTCAAACCTCTTCAAAGCAACACTCAACTTTCCACTCTTTGCGGGTGGTGATGTTGAACTCACATCTTTCATGTGCGAAGCCGCACAGTTACCTGGGTCTACCATTGGTATGATTCCTGTGCCTTTTCGGGGTCGTATCCTGAAAATTGCTGGTGATCGTACATTTGATGACTGGACCGTTAATATTATTAACGATACAGACTTCAAAATTCGGAACTCCTTTGAACGCTGGATGAACACAATCAATGCTCACTCAGCAAATACTGGTTTGACGAATCCTGCATCTTATATGGTGGACATGTTTATTGAGCAACTTGATAAAGATGGTTCTTCCATCAAAAGATATGACTTCAGAGGAACATTCCCTATTGCAGTAAGTGCTATTGAAGTTTCATAT